GGGTGTTCAGTCATAAATTCAAGAATAGCAGGAATCAATCCAGTGTCATTCATATCATCTTGTTTTACACCATATGTATGAGTATCATGGAACGCAATGAACTTATTGACTTTGCTGTGATGACGGTTCAACTCTGACTTCAATTGATAATAGGTATGGTCGGTATCTATAAACAAAAGATCAGTTGGTTCAATGTCTATTGCAAGAGTATCACCTTGAATGTATCTAACGTCTTTTGACTGACTTGCGGCGGCAAACAAACTTGCTACATTTTCGTCCAGCATCAAATCGTAAGATCGGATTTTCTTTGCATTGCTTGCCAAAATTCCGCGAGAAGATACCCCAGTTCTTACTCCAAATTCAGTTACCGTTTCACACTGATCACTATACGCTTTCAGAACTTCAATGTGCTCATTTATATCAGAAGGAATAGACTTTGCCTTAATGTATTCTTCTTCTATTGAAATTTTATTCAAAACTTTATTTTCCCACTCTACATAAATTGGATGTTCAATTTCGTAACGACCACCCGTTATTGATTTATCACTTGACGTTGCTGCCATTGGTGAATAAAAATCTATATTATAGATCAAATAGTTTTTCAGATTTTTACACAAGTGCCAACGGAATATAACATCGTCACCAAAGTAAACATTCAATCCTTCTGGTATTGGAGTCCAGTTTGACTTGTGTAGGAACATTAGTTGCCCAAAAGAATGAATTATTATTCCTGGTTTCCATTCCATAAAGTCAATATCATTACTCGTGAATTCTGGATGATTAAACTGTGGTTCACCAGATATAATACCATGCACCCCATTTGACGGAATAATTCGTGGATGAATTTTATCAATGAGTTTAGTATCAAACCGAATGTCATCATTTGCAATGATAATTTTATCATTGTTTGAGACTAACACACCAAAGTTCCAAGCAGGGTTTACAAATACATTCTGATTCATATTATACATACGAATTTTAGAATGAGAAAGCATTTCCCAATCTGGTGTTTTATCTTTGTCATTGTTGATGATAATGACTTCGCCCACCAATGGATGATCAAGATAACCTTGTAATGCTACATTGAATACGGTTAATTCTCTCCACATAGTCGGAATGACTACGGAGAATTTGTCTTTTGATTGAGTTTGCTGTGATCCCATGTTTGCGTTTTTATTCTGTTCTTCTGCCCGTATTTTATAATCGTTCAGCGGGTTCTTGTCGTTGTAGTTTACCATTATCTCTTTAACGGCAATCGGATTTTCTGCGCGTTCAATCAGTTCATAGAATAGTGGATTATCAGCACCAGCTTTCATCCATTCTCCGTCAACCTTAAAAACTTCTGGGTTCAATGTAAATGCCAGTGTGCTTTTAAAAGTTCTCAGATGAGTATAAGGAATACCCCAATTGAATTTGTGATTACGATATGATTTAGTTTCCTTGACCTCTTTTGGGTAGTCTTGCGCGATCAACGGAATGTTGTCAGCCAAACTCCACATAGAGCCATACGTGAAGTCATACCCACTGGAATACAAATCATTATAGAAATGGAATAGCGTGTTGTTATTTACCAACCAATCGTCGCCATCCAACAACATAACAATACATTCTTCGTCATCTAGAATGTCATCAATGGTTGTGAGTTGATTGTATATCGCACCCATGTTTGATGAATTTTTTACGATGGTGAACTTCTTTTGTATATTGTGCGGCAGAGACAGTATTGTCTCACTTGCTACCTTAACAGAATTATCGGTTGACGCATCGTCAATTAGAATGTGTTCATAGTTGTCATAATGTTGTTGAGCAACACTTAAAATATGACGCTTTATGTAGTTCTCTGCATTCCAAAATGGAGATACCACCACTATCTTTTTCTGTGGACCATAGCTTTTGTATTCGGTAATTTGTTCTCTATTTTGAAACCGTCTACCAAATACACGAGATACTTTGTCATTGATACGAGAAACGTTGATGTAATCGCCCACTGGCAGTGGTTCATCAAGTTTTGAAAACAAATGTTGCTTCCATTGCAGTGCAACGGTATCCCACCCTGCTACATCCGAAACCACATCGCAATAGTTCTGCTTTTGTTGATGTAGATACGTATTGTGGTATGCATTCACTACCGTTTCTACATACTTTCTTGTTTGTTCTTCTGTGTTGATATGAGGATACACAACATTTGGAACAGCAGGGTAATCAATTTTGTAGCAAGCAAGATCAACGGCGGTTTCTTCTAATGCGCCGAAATTACTTGTGATGAGTGGAGTTTTGTATAGCAGTGATTCGAGAGAAGAAATACCAAATGTCTCTGGGAAATCAGCAGGATACAGCATAAAATTAGCATTCGCCAAAATTTTGGCTATTTCATCTTGGCTGATAACACCAGTAAATGTGACATCCATATTCAGAATGTCTTGGTTATTCATTAAGTCGCGAACAGTTTTTTCCTGCTCATCTGGTTCTGCGCCTTCTCTGAAACGATAGAACCCACCAATACAAGTAAGTTTAGCAGTGGGAATATGTCGCTTTACTTCTGGCCAAATATTTTTGAGAAGTGGAAGAAGACCCTTCGTGGCAGATGCATTATATACAAAACGGTCTCTGTCTTTTTTAGACAAGTCAACTTCGTCTATTCGTTTTACTGCACCATTACGAGTCTGCCATACATACTTTTTAAGAACCTCAAACATACGTTTTGGTCCATGTGTGCAAGTGGTAATGTATGACGTATGCCAATCAGATAGCGTGAATATCTCATTTATGATACCAGTTGTAACCATCGTCTCAATATGTTCATCACCTTGACAAAAGGTATCATGCATCCATAGCACTCTATGGCGAGAATTCATCGCCATTTGAACATACTGATGACCGCTGAAAAATGGAAAAACGCTTCTTGAAGAAATGAATACGTCATAAGCAGGATACGAACCTTTGTATTCCGTATGATCAATATACCGCACACCATCGTATACTCCCGATGATGACTTGCTATCGTTACAATTATTGTATACGTCTACTTCAAAACCAAGCTTGACAAGTTCTTTTGATATAAGGATAACGGCAGATTCGCTTCCGCCCAATCCTTGTTTGGAAAGGGTTGTGCCATCATAGCACAACCCTAAAACATCAACTATAGCAATTTTCATAGTTACACCTCATTTTCATACATTATATATGAAATGAAATACTATGTCAATTACTTTCCTACTTTTGCTTCAACATATCCTGGTTCTTCGTCAAACTTATCTTCAATCGCAATACCAACGTATGCGGTCATTCTTGGGTCTTGCGTGGTTGATTGCCAACTTCTGGCATGACCAGGGGTATTTGACGTTACAAGAATATCACCTTTTTGTATTTTACCTACAACTTTTACTGGTGTTCTACCCTGTAATGCAACGTATGGATGGGTTGAGTCGTCACCCGCAGATGAGTTCATTTGGTAGGCAGGATGTTGCGAAACGACCCCTGCAACTCCAGTTTGATTTGCAGAAGTAGAAATTGTAACTTCTTGGCCACCCCCAAACACCAGCACAGTTCCGTAATCGTAAGCATCGTCCGCAGCGTATCGTTCCGCCAAGTCAGCGTAACGAGCGCGATAAGCGGTTCCATACATTTCACCAAATTGATTGGTTAGTGAACCTATGTTAGATACTGCGTTTGCGGTAGGTAGTATATCACCAGATACAGTTATACTTGTAAAGTTACCGTTGGTCTGAACGTTCCATGATGAGCCATTCCAAACCCAAGTGGTTCCAGTGTAGGTATAGGTTTGTCCATTTGTAGGACTGGCCGGAAAATTTAATGGCATAAAATAACTCCTATTCTTATTCTATATTTATATTAGTAATCAGTCTCTACGTAGATTCTGTTAATACCAAGGTTTATTGAGGTTACTGCCGTCAACGCAGCGTTAGAAGCAAGAACGCCCGCCGTTAACATAGTGTTTGCGACTGGTAAGTTTGTCGAAACTGTTCCATTTGCTTCAGTTCCAAGGGTGAGGTCTACAATTCTCCAAGATACGCTGGTAGCAGCACCAGGAGCACAATACATATAAACATCATATCCTTTGTTGGATACTATCGTATACCCAGTAGATGCACGGTTCAGAGTTGTAGCGT